CAAGTCCGAGGAGTCGCGCTTTGGGGTGGTGTTGAAGCTGGCGTGGAAGCGCGGCCTCACCTACCTGGTCATTTCTTTGGTGTTTGCCCTGACCAAGCACTTCGCTGGAAAGTGGAGATCGCCTATTGGTGCCGCGTTGACGACGAAGTTCATCACGCGGTCCCTCTCTGCTGGGCCTCTTAGCTCGAGCCAGCAGAGACAAGTCTTCGTGGACACTCCTATTGTCCGAAGCCAGCCGCAGAAGAATCACACGCACGGTGTCTCTGCTGCTGACCGGAATGCGGGAACTGCAACCGCAGGTCTGGTGGCCCATTCGTTGGGCCTCGAGCCGTACTACGTACAGATGTCCCTGGCGGATGTGCGTAAGGGTCGGGAAGGGGATCGGTCAGTTCATTGGCCGAAGGACTTGGCGATACCCCCTCGCGAGTTCCATCTCGACAGCATTTCTCAGGCGGGAGTGCTTATTGATGTGTGTTATTACATTGATATGCCATTGCTTCTTGCGCGTCATCCGGGGACCTACCTGGTGTCTGCGTTCCAACCGACAGCGGCTGGCAAGAGCAGTGGAGAGTATTCGTTTCGCTTTTTGAGCGACGGGAGAGTCCAGTACCGTGTGTCGGGAGGGGCTGTTTACGAGCATTTGGTCTGGGACTATGCTGGCGATACTATTCTGGTGGAGGATGTCGGTATCTTGACGAAAGTGGTGTGTGCTTACCACATTGATCGCAAGTTTATTGACGAGCACCATTGCCTCATCTTGCTTAGTCTCATTGGCAAGTTTGAGATGCCTTCAGCCGTGCCTACTTCTCTTGTGATCGAGGGGAAGCGGCTGGAGAGGTTGAGACCCGTTTTTGACAATCATGTCGTCCTGGACATTGTCAAGCCCGACGGGCTCTACCGCTCCGTGTGTCTTTTGGGGGACCACGAGGCGGTCACGTTGCCTATGGCACAGCTTGACGCGATTCGGGCGGTTGCGATTGCAGCTAAACAGATGGTCTCCCCGGCCACTGTGGCGAGCAACGTTGCCCCGTCGTCAGCGACTGGTCTTCCGACCGAGCGTTTGCCTCCTGGCCACGCTGCCATTTTGACGAATTACTTGCGTAGCGTCATTCCCCACAGCCCTCCTGTGGTGTATCCCCCGACGGAGTCAATGTTGCCGATTTATTTCGCCAAGCATGACTACGACGCGAAAGTGCCCCTGGCAGGTTTTGGGTCCCCTTTGATTGGGCCCTGCTATGGATTTGCATCGAGTTTGTCTTCGGACAACAGGTGCATTGAAGGTCGCGTTGAGGCATTCCACGACGAATCTGAGAGTTCGTCAATGCAGGTGGAAGGGCCCGTCGAACCAACGTCCGCCGGCTTGATGGTGGAGTTTGCGCAGCGTTTGATTTCAACGCCGCACGTTGGAGAGCCTGTTGATCAGAAGTACGTGGAAGATAAACAGGACCGTCCGTCCCAAAGGATGAAGATTGGTGTTGCTGAAGTGACTGGAGCCACCAAGCCTGCGTGGGATGCCTTTGTGAAGATCGAGACTTATCAGAAGCCGACCGACCCGCGCAATATTTCGCAGAATACTCCGGCTGCGAATTTGAGGCATGCGAAATATATGTATGCCTTTCACAATGGCGTGATGATGCAACAGGCGTGGTATGCCTTTGCTAAGACGCCTGCTGAGTGCGCACAGAGGGTGTGCGACGTTCTGCTGGATGCGGAACATTCAGCGCTTGCCGACGGTTCTAGGTTTGACGGGCATGTCAGCCGCCGTGCGCGCATTCTTGAGCGGATCTGTATGCTCCGCTTCTTCAACCCGAAGTACCATTCGGATGTGAATGAGGCGTTGGATGATCAGATTGCCATCCCTGGGAAGACCAAGGAGGGACGCCGTTACTGGTCTGGCTATGGCCGCGGTTCCGGTTCGCTTGAGACATCTGACTTTAACTCGGTGCTGACCGCTTTCATAGGCTATTGCGCATGGCGTAATACGACCATTGGAGGTGTGAAGTGCTCCCCGGACGAGGCGTGGGCTCGTCTGGGCATCTATGGAGGAGATGATAGTCTTGAGGGGGCTGTTGATCCCGTTGCTTTGAAGAAGAGTGCGGAGTTGATGGGTCAGGACTATGAGATTGAAGTCGTACGTCGAGGGGAGATTGGTGTTGAGTTTTTGAACCGCCAGTTTGGACCCGACGTGTGGGAGGGAGATGTCAACTCTCTGTCCAACCCTTCTCGCTTGCTTTCGAAGCTGTGGGTGGGGCCCGCAAAACTGCCGCATGTGCTTGAGCGGTTTGCGGAACGGTGTTCTGGGTATTACCGGATGGATCGACACTCGCCTGTGATTGGTGAGATCGTCACCGTTGCTCACGAGCTTTTGGGAGCTCGTGTGGGCGGCATTCTTTGTCCTTGGGAAGGCAAGTTTGCTTTGGAGTCAAATTGGCCGAACGATGATTCGGGCTGGATGATTGATGTGTTCAATGCTAGCATTCCTGATTTTGACTTTGACCGTTTTCACGTGTGGTTGAACACCGTGAGATATTCTGGTCAGGCGCATCTTTTGTTGCAGGCGCCACTTTGCACCGCGCATCCGGATAGTTACCCTACTGTTAAGGTGCCGTGTGTTGTGGGAGAAGAACTCATGTTTCCGGTGGAGAAACCAGCCACCGATGCCCCTGCCCCCAAAGGCAAGGAGGAGGAAGCCGAGGTTTCGGTTCCTTTGGGCGATGGTACGGACTTTGTCTGCACTGCTGAG